ACATTGATTTCAATATTCAGATTTCCTTCACGTTTGGATTGAGTGCGAGAATAACCCATCGTGATGTCATCACGACTTTCATTACCCGATGTCACAACAATATGAGGGAACGCTGTTCTTGCTAGATTGTAAAATTCAGTTTGGTCTCTGAACATCGGTTCACGAGCAACACGACCTAACTTTACAGTTCGGATCGCCTTAATCTTTTCTACGATGTCGTTGACTATTGCTTCTCTTTTACTCATCTAATAAGCCTATTCAATCTAGTGTAAACACGTTCAGCGTCATCATAAGAACCATCTTCGTTGTCATCATAGTCAACGCCTGATGCTACTTCACGCTTGTAAGTGTCTTCAAATCTGTCTCTGTAAAACGCAGACATTTCTAAAAAGGTGTCGTCCGGTCTAAAACTGCTTAGTTTGGGAAGAATGAAATAAGCAAGTGCGGCATAAACAGTTGTCTCTTTCCATTGTGCTGAATTAAGTAAAGCAGTATTGTAATCGTTTGGACTACCTCTGTACCATTCACCTTTCAATCGTTTGTTGACCATGTCTGTTGCTCTTGTTAATTCACTTGTAAAATCTACAACTTCATAATCAAAGACATCTGGGACATAATCAGCAACATCTGTGTTATTTGCGTGGTTTGCCATTTCTTTCTCCTACTAAAGCGAGAGAGCAATGATGCTCTCTCTAAGTTTTAATTAAACCTTATGCGTCTACTGTTTGTGACACGATTTTAACAGCACGTGTTGCGTCAACAAGTACTGGTGCCGCGTGTAGTGATGCGACCAAATCTGTGCCCAAGCCAGAAGCGTTACGTGCAGTTTCGATTTCGATGCCACGGAACATTGCGATGCCGAATGCGTCTTCTGCGAACATGATGCCAGTTGTATTACCGAACTGTGTAGTTGTACGTGGCAAGTATGCTGATGAGAAGATGTTCACACCAAATAGTGAACCTACAAAACCTGAGCGTAGTGCTTGGTTTTGGATGTCAGAACCAGCAAAGTCTGCTGTTGTGATGTCTGAAAGTAGGTGACGAACTTGACGTGGGTGTAGAACACAGTTCAATTGACCTGAGAACTTTGCTTCACGGATTGTTGCCATCGCTTCTGCGAATAGGTCAGTTGTCATGTCATCACTTTGTTCAGCTTCACCACCTAAACCAACGTTGCCGATTGATGCGTCTGAGAATAGAGCAGTTACGTCTGAGTCGAACTTTTCTGCTACTGCACGACCAAGAACTGTACCTGCCGCTGTTGCGTCAAGACCGCCCAAGTCTTTGATTAGTGTGCGAACTGCATATGTTTTTGCATCTACTGTGATACCTGTGTTAGCAACATTAGTGATGTCTAGTTCTGAGATTGTGCCAGACTTACTTTCAACTGAAACGTCATCTGCGTCAATTGCTGAGAACTTTGGGATTTGTGCTGTTACTGAACCACCTGGTACATCGTACATTGAGATTAGTGAACCTGGTAGGTAAAGTGAATTTTCATAACCTGCGAAGATTGCGTCCTGACGAGCATTTACGAGCAAGCCAGAAAGTGTGGCAGCATTAGTTACGTTTGGGTTAGTAGCCATTTTTCTGTTTCCTTAATTAGAAGCCGCGTTGTTGTTTTTTCAACTCGGCATATTTTTGTCTATGAGCAGGGTTCTTCATGTCTAGATTGGCGATGTCTAAATCACCACTTGACTGTTCTCCCACTGATGTCTCACTACCCGAACCACTCGGACCTGCTCGTAAGAAATGTGGGTTTGCATCAAGAAAACTATTAACCAATTTGTCTACACCTAGTGGAGTAGCGGAATCTGTGTCGTATGCGATTTCGCCATTTTCGTTTAGAACATAAACTTCACCGTCATCGCTCAACTTAACATTGTTTCGTAGCAGTGATGCTACTTGTTCTGGATTTACAGCATTTCTGCTACCAGCGATTTTCAATAACGATCCATCTACTTTCTCTTTGTGTAGTTGGTTCTTGAGTGCCTCAAGTTGCGCATCGTGATTTCGCTTTTGATCTTGTAGGATCTTTTCAAATTCACCACGTGCTTTGCGGTCTTCAAGTTCTTTTTCTTCTTGTGCTTTTTTCAGAGAACGGTATTCACTCATGTCAACTTCATCGTATTTCTTTGACTGTTTTGCAAGTCTTGCTTTTACGATTGCATCAACTTCGTCTTGTGAAAATGTTCTCAAATCCTGAGTTTGTGTTTCGGCTGTAGTTTCAGTCTCTACATTTTGCTCGCCGTTGCCCATTGTCTCGGTCATGGTTACCTAATCCTCCATAATGATTGGGAGTAAAACTTTAATTGTCCCTACTTGTATTTAGTCTTTTTGTTTTTATTCTTTTTCTTTTTAGCAATTTTCTTTATTTTTGCTTTGCTTGAATATTTCATTACTTCTTCCTCTTGCGCTTCGTGTCTTTCTTCTTCTGAGTCTGTCCCATCTTCATTCCTTTATTGAATGATTTGGAAGATGGTGATGGCTTTCGCTTTCCACTGCGTCCATAACTGAACCCAGCACGATGACCACCACAATCTACTGAACAAGTACTACCACGAAACTTCATCTTAGCCATTGTCACTCTCCAACAAAGCCGCCTTTGCTGAATCGATGTCACTCTGTGAAATCTCTGGGTGTTGTTCTAAGATTGACGCATCAGTTAGACCATTCATAATCATTTCTTGGATGTGTGTTTCACGATTTGCTGGTGTAGTTGGTGTCATTTTATCACCACTCACTTGCTTACCATCAATCTCAGCAATGATTTCATCCATTGAATCACCATCTTTGATTACAATACTTGCGATTTGCTTGTAAAGTTCACGATTAAGTGTTTGTGATGGAAGACCCATTTCAAGAACTGTTTTGTAGTTAAGTAAGTCAGCATTGTCATCACGCAAGTCAAACTTCTTTTTGTATTCTACATAGAAGCCATCATCAAAACTAACACCAGTCCATATTTGGAATAGATCCCATAGTTTCTTTTCAAATGCTTCTAGTTGTGTTGCTTTCTCACCCAAACGATTGTTTAGCATATTGAATTCAACTTGTAGAGCAACACCACTCTTAGCAACAGTCTTAGTTGCACTAACTGCTTCTAAGTGTGTCATCTTCATAATCATTTCTTGATGTTTGGTAATCATCTTAATGATTGATTCAATTGAAGCGCCTGATGGAGTTAGCAAGTATGGTTTTAGTTCTGGAGCAGTTGTACTTTCTACAGTAATAACTGCACCCGCACCTGCCGACACATCTACTTCTGGAGTAACAACTAATGATGGGTGTGATGAAATACGAATGTTTTGTTCTGCTTCACTTAACAATGAGAAGATTGCTTGTTGAACTTTAGCAACATCAGCAATGTCACTCTGACCAATACCACGTGTAGCACTTTGATTTGCTTTTAATTGAACGAACGGAATCGAGCCAATTGGGTTAGCGACTTCATCAAGAAGCGTAACACTTGTGGATTGTTTGTCGAATGAGTAGCGTTGGATTGTTTCTTTTGTCCAAACTCTGAAAATTGTAAGATCATCGGTGTCTGCTTCTTTTACTTGTAACTGTGTTAGTTCATAACGACCAGTCTCTTGACGCTCATACTTCCAACGTGTTACATTTTCTGGTGTAATCATTGTTGTGTATGGACGAATACCACCTTCAAGTTCTTGTGCAAGTGTTGTTACATTTTGATTTGCTGGTTTGTCCATTCCTACCCAGACTGAACCATAAACCATTGCGTAAGTATTACACTGTTGAATGAAAGCATTAAGTGATGTTCCATCTAAGTCTGCATCTTCTACAAATGAGTCTACAAGAGTATTACCTTGTAGATTTGAGAATGCACGAACTGGTGTAGTTCTGAACAAGAATGATTTGTATGTGTCTACAACTAATTTACAAGCATTTTCCAATGCTGTGTAGTTCAGTCTGTTAGAATACTGAGCACCAGGTGTTTGATCTTCATTCATGTACTTTCGCAACATTTGAAGACCTTCACGTCTGTAATCAAAACCCCCATTGTAACTCGCTATTAAGTAACGCCAGCGTGGTAGGTTCTCAGCGTATGC